CCATCACCCTTCATGGATGAGCCGTATTTACTACTTTGATTCTGGACAAAGCGACTGCTAGGGGTTTTACGCCCCATAGTTTCATAAATTGCTCCAGCAGCACTCTTATTGAATACGCGAGCAAGTGATCTAAAACCTCTACGATTGGGCTTAGAAGGTGAAGTCTTATAGCCAACGCCAGCCTTAACGATGCGAGCATTGTAACTAGGGAATCGAGCCTGAGAATTTTCTCTAGCAAGCCATCCGCTTAGCACTTCGCCATCATCTGGGAAGTAACCCTTAGCCGTTTTAGTAATAGGCTTAAGAGCTCCCGCAATTTTTTTCTGTGTTTCCTTAGCAAGATCTGGAGCAAAAGCGCGCAAAGACTTTCTAAGAGCGACCCCGCCCTTTACGCTTGCTGGCATCGCTCACCTCTTTCGCTTCATCCTTAAGCCCTTGCACTAATGCATCGAGCATGGTCTTATCTAGATCTAACAACTGCTGTGGCGAGATCCCTAACCTAATGCTCAAGCGAGCGATTAAGTAGGTGAACGGGAGATCTCGCTTTAAGCTAAAGGGTTTGAATCAAGCACCTCGACACTTTTAAGTGTCTCAATGAAATCCATACCAAAAGGCTTAACAGTTTCACCTGACCTGCGTGTTACTTCCCATGCTAACCAATAGACATCGCTCTGCTTTTCTTCATCGCGGAACGCCTTATGGAAGCCCTTTTTAGCGTACTGTTCGAATGAGTACTCCACTGCTGGAGTGATCTCGCCTTCTAATACGCTTCCATCTGTACGAACGATCTTTAGTTTTGCCATGGTTTGCCCCTTTGTTAGTTGTTTAGAATGTGCCTGTAGTTGCTACTGCCACTGTTGAGTTAGCAGTAAATGTGATTGACTGTGTGCCAATATCGCCAACAGCACCATTGATGTCTGTTGTGTTATTGACTAGCAATGAAACTGTGTACAGAGGGTTAGTTGCTGAAACTGCTGTTCCCTTTGTCTGTAGGAATACACATGTGACTGTTGTTCCCCAGGCAGCTTGTAGTGTTGCCAATACATTTGTCGCTGCTGTGTCATTTAGGAAGTCGATAGTTACAGTTGATGACTCTAGACCCTTAACAAACTTATGAGAGTTATCTCCCATAGCCGTTACTTCTAGCTCATCAAATACGCGGTTGATTGTTACTGCTGTTACATGGTCTGAAAGATCGACTGAGTTAATCTTCACACCTACATTGTTATTTAGAAATACAGCCATGAGATTATTCCTCGTCCTTCTTAGTAGTTGCTGGCTTTGTTACTGCTGGTGCTACCTGCCCGATCTTGATCAGGAAGGCTTCGTTTTCTTTTTCCCACTCGGACATTTTAACTCCAACTCGTAAGGATTGATACGGACATCTCGCAGCTGAGTAGGTCACCCGAAGCAGCGTTGAGAATACTTGGTGCGCTGATTGCGCTTACATTATAGGTCAAAGATGATGCTGCGAGCTTTGCGAACACGCCACAGACTGTGTCCTCAATCCCGTTAAGGTTGCCTTCGTTATCGAATAAAGGCACTGTCATAATAATCTTAAAGTTAGCCATTGGGCTGATAGTGATGTGCTGGTTATTGCTAGGTGTTAAATAAGGATCATCTGGAGACACAATAACGGAGTTAGCAAGAACTGTGGCAGGCGGAAAAGCAAAGACTTGGTATTTAGTGTTATCTACTAGCGCGGTGGCTAAAGTAGTGCGGAGTGTAGTTATCGCTACTGGAGGCATTAACCCACCATTGAGCGAGGGTCTAGCGCATGTGCAATCATACCCCTTATTTTTGCCAGCAATTGCGCCGATAATCTATAAGGGGATGGCTGGAAATCAATAGCATTGCTTCCGCTCAAAGTTGCGGTTCTGCCTTGCCAGATTTCAACAGCGATCATCAAAGCTGCGTTCTGAACTGCTGTGTCAGTTGTCCAGTCTGTGTATGTTCTTGAAGCGACTGATCCATAAGGCGCAATGGCATGCTTAGGCTGCGCTGTCGCGTGGTTTGTAACCATGGTGATTGAATAATCTCCAACGGCTGTAATAACTTTACTGCCATTGTAAGAAGATCCAGAATGAGAAATTGTTACTGTTTGACCGACATAAAAGATTTCTTTAACTGGCTCGTTAAAGTAAAGAGTTCCCTGTCCAACAATATTTTCATGAGCTACTGTAAAATATGTAGGACTCCATAACATAGGAATAAGGACTGCATCTGATGCGTCACAAACTTCCTGCAAAACGGCATCTGTGTACAGGGTGCCGACTCCAAGTGTGGAGCGTAATTCACTTACTGTCGTGAGAGCCATCTTGTTTCCTTTCTAAAGACTCTGGGGAGTAGAGGGCTACTACTCCCCAGAGCGACTTAGTTACCTAGTTATCAGGTTAAGTTGAACCAGTTTGCGCCTGCTGCAAGCTTTGTAGCAAGTGCTCCCTGACCGAATAGTAGAATGTCTACAGTTCCGTCTGAGTTAACATTAGTACGAAGCTGCTGACGAGCACCCTCGTACCATGTGTAAGCATCTGGGTTAATAACAGCCATTGAATAATCTGCTGTTCCTACTCCACCAGAACCCTTCATGTAACGAGATACACGAAGATCAAGACCTGCAACATTACCGCGCAGGCTTGTTGGTGAAAGTGCTCCTGCATTATTTTGAGGATTTGCAGCGATGTAAATTGGTCGACCAGCATCATTGTATGACATGATGTTAGCCCACTGCTCTGGTGTGACAACCATGTTGCGAGCAAAACCAAGTGATGCTGAATAAACAGCTGCCGCTGCACTTGATACATAACTTAGCAAACCTGTTGCTGAGTTAGCCTGTGCTGTTGCGTTAAGAGTACCCGCGCCCTGAATAGCAGTTGTTACAAATTCTTCAGTATCTTTTGCGTAAGCGTATTCCATCTGGACAAGAAGCTCATCTAGAAATGCAGGTGTTGAATTTGTTAGTAGTTCTAGAGTTGTGATCGCGCGACCCTTAAATGATTTCTTTGTGACTGTGATAAATGATGCTTCAAGTTGTGACTCTGTAACTGCACCATTTTCATCGATCTGATCGACTAGAGGCACTTCAGTAATCTTAGGTAATTCAAATGTTTTTCCAAATTCTGGCATTGTTCCGCGAGAAACTGAATCAATCATTGGGCGATCTGCGTTAGAAAGGAAGTTAAGTAGTTGTGTGCTTTGTGGTGTTGGGATAAATCCTGCACCTGTTGTCTGATCGTTGTCAGCAGCGCGTAGCCATTGACGAGATTCATCATCACCAAAGAGGTTCGCCTTTAGTGTGTTCTCCAAGTAGTTACGCTTTGTGATTTCGATTCTTGGAGATGTGTAGTACATCGCTGTTACAGTAGGGCGAGCAGCCTCGACAGGTGCTGCCTCTACTGCAGGTGTTGCTTCGACTGCTGAAGTGGTATCTTCCACGGCTGTCTCGCTTTCTGTAGTTGGGTTTTCTTCAGCAGGGGTAACTTCCTCTGCTGCGATCTCTAGCACCTGAGCCGACTTAAAGGCTGGCTCTGTTACGAGAGAAACTTCTTTTAACTTAGCCGCTGTTACGACTGTGTGCCCGTTGCGTGATGGCTTAGATGCAAGGATCTCTGCGCCTATGCTTAAACCTGAAACCAAATTTTCGCTTGCCATGATGAGGGCATCTGTGCCAGCCTGTGAACGGCTTAGCTTAAAGGTTGCATAAATGCCATCTTCTTTTTGTTCAGCTGAGATCATGCGACCAACAGGCTTCTTCATGTCATGCTGTGATAAGAGCTTAATCTTTGTTGGGTCTGCAATCTCAATAGATCCTGCCTCAAATGCATAAGATCCAAGATTAGTGCTGCCAATTTCATCATTACCAAAGGGCACTATTTTGCCAGTGATTTCGCGCTTTTCTTCGTTGCACTCAATCATTGTGGCTTCGATGTATAAGTTTTCCATTAGCCTTCGCTTCCATTAGGTGTTAGATCTTCCATCTGCATAGCTTGTTCGATTGTAATTAAACCAAGTGAGAGCATCTTTTCTATAACTAGCAATCGCTCCATAGGTTCAACGCGCAAGAATGTAGAATCTAAATCGAACTTTACATAGTGACCAGCAGTAGATATATCATCCATGCTTAAACGCTGTTCGATTGCTGAGATGTATGGCTGAAAGGCTAGTGCTACTAATTGTTTTCTTTCATCTATAATGTTCGCGTATGTCATAGATGTGTTAAGGTCTGCTGACAAATAGTAAGCAGGGATTCCGCACAATCGACTAATCTCAGTTGCAAGATTCTGGATTGCCTCGTTGTACATCATGTCTTTAGGACTGAAGCCAATATTCTGCGCCTCGAGAGTTGAGGTCAAATATGCCGTTGAACGATTCTGACGAGCGGATTTCCATGAAGCCAATAAACCTTGAACTTCCGCAGGTGGGAGATCTGCTCCTGTATTTTTTAACACTGTAGTAGCCATCGGAGTTTGAGCAGCTACAGCAGCAGCCTTCTGGATGTCGATAGCTGCTTGAATTGTTCTTGCACCTGTTGTAAGTACGCCTTCGTTAAATGATTGGAATGTAACTAAAGATCCAAGACCAGACATCGGGCGTGGTGATCCATCGACATAATATTGTGTTACAAATGTGTTAGTTACATCAAGATCGAAAGTAATGCGAGTGTTAGCAACCCACTCGAAAGATGCAGGGCGATTATCTTCCTGATAAGTCTCTGTAACTTCTAAGAAGGCTTGCCCAAAGAATAGAAGGCTATCGACCAAATAACTGACAGTAACAAATTGTGGCTGTGACTTAGATAGTTGATGCACCCATCGTGGAGCTGCAATAGCTTCTCCAGTAGATTTCTTCTTGTACTCTAGCGGAATAGATCCGACTGTGCAAAGAAGATCGCGGCATCGCTTGATAGCAGGTACAGCCATAGCATCTCGTCTACCGATTACAGGGAATGTAAAGTTGTAGATTGAGTTAATGCCATCGCCCATAATCTTAGGCGCGAGCTGTGCCTCTAATATTTCTGGCTTACGCGAAAATATACCCATAGACAAAAATTGTAGCATTTGTCAAGCAATTAGACAATGTGATAGGGCGTGTCTAAGTATATATCTGTGGCTTAGGTGCAGGGATCATTAATTTGCTTACTACCATAGCCAACCCAATCGGAGCAGAGATGTCACCTGCTGACTTGCGCTTAATTATGCGCCATGCCGAATCGTTCACCTTAGCTGCGCAGTTATTCATCTGCTGGATCAATTCCTCTTGCCCATTGTGAACCACGCGAGCATTCACCAAGCCTTCTAATAGATCGCCACAGGCTTTATAGAATTGCTGACCTGAAACATCCTCGACCATGACTCCAGCATTGGCTAAGCGATCTGCAATTGTCTGCGTGGCGTACTTGTCAAAGCAGACTAGCCGTGGCTTATAGATGTCACACCACGCCTTTATACTTGCTGCCATCTTTAACTCATCGATGGCAACCTGAGAGCTATAAGTCTCCAGAATCCCGATGCCAATCCGCCCATCTGGGAGAAGTTGTCCTGCGACCAATGATCCGTTCCTGCGTGACGGACTGACATCGAAACCGAATACAGTATAAGCCCCAGCGCTCATTTCTAGTGTGCTATCGGATGTGTCTTCTAAGACCCCATGTGGCCACGGACTGCTTAACGAATCAATCCACTGGCAAAGAGTCTCAGTACGCGTGTTCTCAATCGGTGAAGTAGCAATCGCTTCTTCAATCGCTTCTTCTGTGATGGTGTATCCCAAAGAGGGGTTAGCCAAAGCCCATGCATTGCGATCGTCTATCTTGCAGTACTGGGGTGCTGAGTATTCATAGAATCCAAAAGACTTGGGTGGGTAGTCGATAGCTCTTTCCCGTAGGTCATTGAGTACAGTGCTGAAAGCGTCTCCTGCATTAGAGGTAAGAAGCGTTTGAGAGTTTGGGTGAGCTCTAGTTGTAGGAGTAGCAGCTCTAAATCCATCTTCTGTGATTTCTCGGACTTCATCGATGTAGAGCAGTCCATTGACGGATCGACCGCGAGAGCCGTCTCTAGTTGCTGCGACAACATCAAGCCTTGCTCCAGATAACATCTCAATAGACTCTGTGCCGTTTGCATGTCTGATTTGTTTGACGAATCCTTTAAGGTGGTCATTGGTCTCCAATAGGTGAGTGACTTGTCGGAAGGTGTCTAGTGCCATGCTTCGATTAGAGCTCATGATAAGCACATTGGTATTCCACTTAATCAGGTGAGCAAGGATTAACATACGCGCCAGATGTGTCTTTCCGTTCTGTCTGGCTACGAGAATGAGGTTTGTCTTACGAACCCACATGCCTTTTTTATCCACAGTAAGCATGTCCTTAAGCACAAACTCTTGCCACGGCATAAGATCCATTTTGACGATAGCGCACAGGTCTTTAACATCTTGCAGCTTGTTTTCGCCCTTGAGAAGTGGACTGTGAAGCCTTGGTTTGGTTGCCCCTCGCAGGGCTTTGCTCTTTTTAGGCTTAGTTGTCATTGATCTGGATTGGGTCGGGTCTTAAAAGGACTGTCCAGCATCGGTTCGGACTGCATCGGGGAGATATAGTCGAGAAAGACAGGGGGGGTAGCCGTCTGTGCTAAAAAAACCCCCTCATTGAGCGCACCCTTGCGCAGGTTGCATGACTTGCATAAGACTCTTAGATTGTCAAGGCTGTGATCTCCACCTGCCTTGCGTGGAATTATGTGGTCGATGTGCATCTCACCCTCATCTGTGCCACATAACTGGCATGCTCTACCATCACGCATGAACACACGCTCTCGCTGTTCGCGGTATCGCCTACTGTTCAGCTTGTCTAATGCCATCCTTTAGCCTTCCAATGATTCAATGCGATACATGGCTCACCATATCTATTGCCTATGTACTTCAGACCCCACTGTATCTGAGTATAACCATCTTGGTCTCTTAGCCATACAGATCTACCTTGAGGTATTCCATAGTGTGATCCATTAGCTGCTTTAGGATTCCAAGCAGATTCTTTACCATAGAGTATTGCTAAGCATTTATATTGCTTATAGTTATAGCCTAATGAATGTAAAGCATATTCTTTATAAGTAACATATTGCTTAGGTATAGAGCCACCTGCATTAGGCATGATGCATAGAGCTATCCCAATAGCTACTAGCACCCCGCGACCTACCCGCCTCAGCGGGTCGCGGTGAGCCTTTGATAGGCTCTGCGCCGTTAGCGTATCACCTGTGTCAAATCCATTTTTCTTATTTATAAAAGCCCTGCTCAGAACGGCGTGTCGTTTCATAAGTACCCCCTGTGGATAACTTTGTGGATAACTATTTATCCGTAGAATAGAAGCCCTTACCCTTAAAGTGTGTAGCTGCTGCCCCAATTACTTTAACCATCGGTTCATTACAGTAGTTACATAGCACTACTGGTCTATTGTGCCATCCATGACTAACTTCTTGATTGAGATTGCATCGTGAGCATTTGTAGTCATAGGTTGGCAAGTTAAGCACTTCCTTATCATGTATGACCCACATCCAGAGCATCGGTCTATGTCTGCCTCAGTAGGTTCTTTGTCTAGGTGACCATATCTTAATATGAGTAGTGGCAAGAGATCCTCAAGTCGGATTATCGCGGCATACTCACGCGCATCCTCACCTTGTCCATTGAGTCTGATAACCCCAAAGCCTAATTCCCCCGAAATGGCTGTACGGCTTTTCAGCTGTGCTAAATATGCTTTCGGTTGAAATCCAGCGCGGGCTTTGACTTCAACATCGAATGGCACATTAACAATATCCTTGCCACTACCCCTTCCCACACACGCGCCTTGCCATACAGTCGATAGGTACTGTGCGACAACACGCTCTGTGCGAAAACCTCTGTGTTTCCTATGCTGGGTCATAGGTGATGCTTGTTCTCACATCTGTTGCAGAAGAATAAAACAGCACCATCATGTACACGATCATATTCATTTACCTGAGTAAACGCATCACAGTCTGAACAGTTCTCAACACCTGCATAACCGCTAAAGCTGTACACATGGCGATCAATTGGTGATCTATAAATCTCTGGAAACTCAGCCATTGACTGTGCTGCATTTCAAACATTGCCATGTGACTGTGCCATTGACTGCATCTTGGGATAAATCCA